TTAAATATTTTTATTATAATTTAATTCTTTATAAAGCTTTTTAAGGGCTTTTTTTTCTATGCGTGAAACATAAGATCTAGATATGTCTAGTATACCAGCTATTTCTCTTTGAGTTCTGGGTCTTCCATCCTTTAACCCATACCTCATTTGTATTACCTTTTTTTCCCTTCCCCTAAGGCAAGTATCTATTTTTCCATATAATTTTTTTACTTCTATTTTCGTTGAAACTATTTCTATTATAGAATCTTCATCACTACTTAATATATCCATAAGAGAAATTTCATTACATCATACATGTTGTACACCTACTTTAAAATTATACATATAATAATGTAGGAATTTTTGCCCAAACAAAAAACTCTAAAGGTTAATCCCCTTAGAGTTTTTGTAAATTTAGTTAATTCTTATTATGACTTTTTTTCTTGTTTTGCTTTCTGAAACGCATCATAATATTTTTCATCTATTAAAGTATCTTTATGTTCCAACTTATTGTCTTTTATCACATAAGAAATGCTATTACCTGTAGATTTTCCATCTACATACATGAAAATAAGTAAATTACTATATCCCATATCAACTAAATTTTTTTCTAAATAACCTGTAACTTTTATTGTTTTATCAACAAAATTATTAATTTCAGTCTTCTTATTATCCTTAGCTATATTCATTTCTATGGCCAAAGATTGATCTCTGTTTATTTCCTTATCTTTATTTAGAATATAAAATATTTTTGAACTAGGAGCTACTCCAGCTAAAGCATTAAAGAATTCTCCCTCTGTTAGTTCTTTCATTTCCCCATTAGTTCCTTTTAATTGCTTAATCATTTCATCTTGTTTCAGATTTACTTCTTTTTTACTTTCTCCACATCCTGCAAATAATACACAGCCTAAAATTGCTATCATTAATATAGATAGTATTTTTTTCATCTTAATCCCCCATTCATATGTAATTAATATTAATTTAACATATTTTAGACAAATATAAAAGTTTTGATTAAAAACCTATATGTTGGATATAATAGAAATGCCAAAACACTATACCAATCTATATAGAAAATTCCATAAAAAAGAGAGTAGTTCCTTAGTTGGAACTACTCTCTTTTTTTATTCTATTAATTTATTTTTACTAATTTTATTACTTTATTGTCTCTAGGGTTACTTAAGTAAAGAAATTTTTCTCCTTCCTTTACTTTATTTAAAGATACCCAAACAGGTTTTGCCTTATCTAAGCAATACATATAATATCCGTTTTCTTTTCCGTTATCTTCCGCTGGCTGAATAGCGTTTGCTACACCGACAAATCTTGTAGACATTCCTATTATTAGACCTACCAATAAACTTAATCCTATCTTTTTCATTTAACTCACTCCTTATTTTATTCGTATAAATCATTTTACCGTATAAATATTATATTTTTATATTAAATCATTTTGCCGTATAAGTCAACACTTTTTTATATACTTTTAATTGTTCTTATAGTATAATTAATTTATAAGTTTATTAGGGGTGATTAGATGAATAAAAAACAATCTAAAAATGAGAATAGAGAAAAATTAACGGTATTGATAGATAAAGATATAAAGCTTAAAATGAAAAAAGAAGTTTTAGACCTCAATTGCTCCATGGGTGAGTTTATAGAAAAATTATATACTGATTATAAATCCAAGGAAAAATAACTTTCCTTGGATTATTTTTTCATCTAAATTTTAATATCTTATATATTTCCCATAGACATAACCCCCATGTGGTGGATAATAAATATGTATCCAATCTCCTTCTTTACGATATAATTGTACTTTTCCCCCATTAGGTAAAGCCCCTAATATTTTAGAAGATGTAGATTTCTTTTCTCTAATATTTACACCACTTGGTGTATTTATTGTACCTGTTTTACCATCTAAGTTAACCCACTCATTATTATCAGTAGATGGTTTGCTTGGTGTTACATTTGAAGATGTACCTAAAACACCATTTACTATTGCTTTAGCAATTCCATTCATTCCATATTTATTAAGTATAGCTACATCTCCAGAACTATCTATAAAACATACTTCTATATAAATTGTTTTGGCTTTAGTTCTTTTAGTTAGTGCTAAAGGTTGGTCTTTAATTCCTCTGTTTCTAAATCCTAAATTATTTAACTGTTTTAATATTCTATCTGCTTCTACTAAATATTTACCACTATAAGTATATACCTCTGATCCATAACCACCTACTGTAGTATTAAAATGTATACAAATATTTAAATCTGCATTTACTGAATTACATAAGGCTACCTGTTTATTTAAACTTTCCTGTAATGTTGATGCATAATCAACTCTACATATATTAGTACTATGTCCTCTACCTCTTAATTCTTTATCTATTTCTCCTACTAGTTGTCTTGTTAAAACTTCCTCTTTTAATCCGCCTATTCCTCTAGTTCCTACATCTCCACCGCTTAATGTATGTCCTGGATTTAAATTAAATAACATAAACATTCCTCCTAAAATTTAATATACAAAAAGAACAGGTTCTACTCCTGCTCTTTACTTTCCTTAACTGCTTGTCTAGCTGAACTTTGACCAAAATAGAATCCTATTATTAATGTAAATACAGAAAGAAATTCTGTACTTGACAAATTACCTTTTGTGCTTAAAATACAAAATACTATAGTAGTTAATAATGCTATTATCTTTTTAATTTGTAGAAATTGTTCTAAAAACTTCATATAATCACCCTTTCTATTTAAATAAATTGTGTTGAATTGCATAAAAAAAGAAAGCCACTAAAGAGCTCCCCATTAATGTACATAACCACTTTAATATGCTTGTTAGATTTCTGATATCTTTACATAAGTTTTTAATATCTGCCTTACTTTCTGCTAATGTTACTTCTATTTTATCAATTCTCTTTCCATGATCGTTAAGTCTAATATCGTGTACATTTATTTTTTCGTCTATCCTTTTATGTTTTTCCTCACAAACTTTTAATTCCACATTACACCTCCACATAAATAATATAGGAGCTACACTTTAATTTTTAAATAATTCTTTCAATATGTGTTCTAAAACATTAACTACAATAGAGTTTCCTGCCATTTTATACATCTTGCTATCACTTTTATCTTTTCCATTATAAAATCTTAATTCTAAAGCATTTCTTACATTCCAATAATCTTCTTGTGTAAAGCCCGTAGCCTTCCAGCACTCACATGGAGTAAGTCTTCTTAACTTATATTCCATGATTTTAGGAACACTATGAGAGCTAGTTAAAATAGTGGGACATGCACCTTGTGACGAAAATACTCTCTTATTCATGTTAAGTGCTGTCGGATTTTCGATTTTTCCTACCCTTAGCAAGCCATATTTATTAGGTTCCTTATTATCTACAACTTTTCTATCTACTTTTTTAATAAATTCTCTTGTATATTTATTAATACAATAATATTTTTTATCTATATCTTCATCTAATATGTCATTGATTGAAACAGCGCTATCTATAGGCTTAAGAAATTTAAATAAGCAAGTATCTATATCTTTTCTTATACTAATAACAAAAACTCTTTCTCTTGATTGTGGAGCTCCATAGTCTTTAGAATTTAATACTTCAAAATAGCTGTTGTAACCTAACTTATCTAGTGTATTAATATATTTATCAAAGTTATGTTTATGTTTTTTACATATTACTGCTTTTACATTCTCCCAGATAACAAATTTAGGCATCTTATCTCTAATAATATCAACTGTGTACCACATTAATGATGATTTTGTTCCGCTTCCTTCGTCACCGCCTTCACCCTTACCTGCTAAACTAAAACTTTGACAAGGGCTACCATGAGTTAGTAAATCGAAATCCTCTAACTTAGTAATATCAATTTTAGAAATATCTCCTAAGTTCAAGCTTTCATCTACATTATTTAGTACACTATAAGCATAACTAGCATACTTATCTATTTCACAATAGTTTATTAACTCATAATTTTGTCCTATATTATTTAAAGCCTTTTCAAAGGCTCCTATTCCACTAAAAAGGCTTAGTAGTTTAATCTTTTTCATTAGTATCTCCCTCTCTTTTTCTTTTGATTTAAAATAGGCAAAATAAAAAAGACCTATATGGTCCCTACTTTGCCCTTATAAAATATTTATTTGTGTCGCCTTAATTATCTATTGCGTCTTAATTATATCTTCTTTTTCTTCTACACTCATCCATTTAGCTGTTACAAATATGTCTAAATCTTCCTCATTGTATAATCCCATTAAAAAATATTCTTTAATATAACTAAGCATTTGCATTACCTCCTAATTGTGCTATTTTTAATAGTAAAGATGAGTTTAATTCTTTCTGTTTATTTAATTCTATTTGTATCTCTGCATTATCTTTAAGTAATTTTGCATTTAACGCTTGTTGCTTTTCTTGTGAAATTTCTTCTTGTGTTTTTTCTCTTATACATATTTCGTAACTTTGTTCCTTAGTTTGTGGGTTTATATAATGTACTGCATATTCACTTTCCTTTAATTGTGGTTTGGGTAAAATATCATCTACTACTATTCCACCTGTTTTGTCTTCAACTATTTCTGGGAAATTGTGTATTGAATAAACCCTAGCTTTATTTTGTGTTATTCTTTCTATCCATAGTAATTTCATTTTAAACCACTCCTATTTTTTCACATATATTTCATCTGTTAGTTTTCTTACAATTTTATCATGACCAATATATATATAATCATATCTTTTTACTATTGAACTAAGATTATAATCACAATAATATCTCCATATTTGAAGACCATCTAAACTTATCTTTCTTATAATTTTATCGGAACTTGCAACGTAAACATAATCATCTACAAATATTGAATTTGCACTTATATTAAGACCAAGATCAACATGCCAAATTTGTTCTCCATTATCTGGATTTATTTTAGTAATACCGTAATAAATAAATCCAATATAAATATAACCATTGTTATCTATTGCTATTGAAGCTATACTTCTACCGAAATCACGTATCCATTCTTCACCGCCATTTGAACAAAGTTTTACTAATCTATTACCACCACCACTATAAATATAACCATTTCTATCTATTGCTATTGCCTTTACATCGCTTTTATGTTTATCATACGTCCAAATAACTTTACCTGTAGAATCTATTTTTATCACTTTTCCATTGTCAGTTCCAGCATAAATAATATCATTATCATCTATTGCTATGGATCCTATACCGTATTTACTAGGATAATAATTCCTCCATATTATATTACCAGATGATGAATCTATTTTAATTAGACGATTATTCTCCCAAGTTCCAATATAAACATAACCATTTTTTACTGTTACTGATGTTATAATGTTATCATCTGTATATCGCCAATATACATATCCATCTTCATCTGTTTTTATTAAGTCTTTAGTACATATACAATATATCTTACCATAGTTATCTAATGCTATTTTACCTATTGTATAAACACCACTAGAAGTTGTTATTGAATCAGAACGTTTTACTTCAATTAATAAATTAGCTGGAGCATAAGTTGGAATTTGTTTAATTTTATTTGATAAAGTGTCAAATGAATCAGTATTATTTGCTACTATACCTTTGCCAGTAATAGCAGTAACTATTTTGTTTTTTCCATTACTGGCAGATGTAAAAAGTTCCTCTAAAGCACCTTTAACATTTTTAGATTTTATATTAGAACTATTTAATGTAACTTTATCTGCACTTAAATCTATATTATCTATTTGTTTCGTAATATCAGCCAATTGTAACTTATTTTCCGATATTTGCATTTGTAGTTTTGCTGCAATATCTTCGCTTGGATCTAGAGAATTTTTCAAATCATCTACCCAATCGGTAAATTTTTTACCAGTAATAATTTTAAATTCATTTACCCATTTTTCAAAATCCCCTTCATGCACATTTTTTTGCTCATTGAACCATGCTTGAAACTGACGGAAAATTTCTGTAGTATCAGCTTGCTGAATAACACCATGTACTATCCCACAAAGCTCTTTGCTAAGTCTTAAATCTATAATATTGCTTTGCATTATACTTATAACACCATTTTTTACATATACATCTGCTAAAGCTATTTCGTAAGCATCAGCATCACGTTGTAGACTTTTAGCAACTGGACTACTTGCATAATTACCTTTTTTTAATATAGGTTTGATTTTTCTATCAAGATAGTCTAATCTCAATACAACCCTATCTATTCTACTAAGTACACCATCTGCTACATCTAACTGTATAATATAATCATCCGTATTTTCAAAATCTCTACCAAGTATATATGCATCCCCTTTTTTTATTCTTATCTGCATGTTATTGTCTAAAGCAACCACTTGCAAACCCGTTGCTGGATTAGGATATACTCCAGTTCCTATAAATTTAGCAAAATATCGAGCGAAATCTTCTGCCAAATATACTCTATCTGGGGTGCCATTTTGATCTATAACAGCATCAAAAGGAAAACTTTTTATCATAATATTATCACCTCACTACCTGTTTAATTTTATCTATTATAGAGGGGATTTGATTACCAAACATTACATTAACTGATTTACCGTTATTATCAAATATTTCTTCTATTTCTGTAATTCTTTCATTAATCATTAAATTCCATTTCTTATCTCTTATGGTAACAACATCCCCTAAATCATAATCTTTTTTATATACATTGTTACTTTGAATGTTTATTTTACTATTAAATGTTTCTATTTTTTGACATTCTGACAATTTCTCTTTTCCTCTTTGTAATAATAAAGGTTCGTATCTGTCCCATGGTATTTCAGCTTCATAAGTTTCTTCATGTTCTCCAATTATATTTCCTTCTAAATCTTTATCTTCGACCATTCTTGTTTTCTCTTCTTTATCCGATATATCTCTAGCATCTACATATATTTCATGCCTATCTAATCCTATTCCATTTTCCATATACGTTATTTTTCTAGCATTACCTTCTCCTGCTCCTGCAATTAAAGTTGTATTTTTATAATTATTAAAACTATTTACATATTCTTGGTTAAGTATGTTTTCAAATTCCCTAGAAAAAATACAAGGTGCTATAGAACTATTATTAACTGTTCTATTAACACCTTTGTATAAATCAAATATTATTTTTTTAGTTTTTATATCTAATATATTTCTAAAACCTATATTATTTGTTGTAGATATTTTTTCTAATTGCCCTAATATATTTCCAAAACTATCACTATATTTTATGTTTTCGTTGAATCCTTTTATATCCCCTAAAACTAAATTAGATATTCTTCTATTAATATTTTTAGGATTAATAACATTATCATTAATTAATTTCCTTATTAAGCTTTCTAATCCACCATCAAATTTTATTCTTTCCCAACTAATCCTGCTATTTAAATAATTAGTAAGAAATTTACCTTTAATCTCTAGATACTCTTGACCGGTTTCATTTAATTTAATTTGTAGCGTTTCTATATACCCAGCTTCTAAATCATCTTTTCTATAAATAATATTTTCTGGTTTCAATAAATTCAAAGTATTGATATCAAACATACAATTTAATTGAAATTCACCTGATTTATGGAACCGTCTTATCCATCTTAGTGATATGAAAGTATCTAATATACCTTTTAATTCTAAGTCTCTATTGAATATATATAATTCCAATAATGCTCACCTCTTTTATTCTCTTATTTTATTACAAATATTGTCATGAGCTTTAATTAAATTTTCTATCGCAGTATTTATTAGTTCATAATTTTCATCATCTTTAGGACAATGCTTTTGTACTTCATCTAAAGAATAAAAACTATCTTCTAGATAGTTTATAACCAATTCTAATTCTGTTATGTTTTTAATATCCTACACCCCCAAATACTGTGAACTAAAATATATATTAACTTCTAAATTATCTAAATTGCTATCTGCATTATAACGAAATAAGTTATCTCCTACATCTAATTGTAAGAATGTATCTCCTCCACCTACAATATCTAAATAATTTAATATGTCTGTTTCTATACCGTTTAAGTTTTGTATAATCTTCTTTTTACCGCAATTAGTGTTTATAATAAATCTTTCTCCTGCCACCATTTCTTTATTTATTTTTATAAATTCTCTAGTATTTACATTAAATAAAGATGGATTTTTTAATATCCCTCTAGCTCTAAACTCTATTATCATACCTGTCTTAACATGTCCATTGTTAATTACGTTAACAATAAGGCTTGGCTCTCTATGCCCCATGGTAATACCCCTATTGATTGCAATTACTAAAGGGAAATGAAAATCTCCTTTCCATAATGCTATACTAGCTTTTTTATCTAAATTATTTATCCAAAACGGATTATTACATAAAAAAGTAAGATTACTTTCATTAAAGCAACATCCTGAATCTACATTAGCAGGAGTACAATCTAACATTGCATTTATTTTATAATGTTTATTATCTGTAATTAATTGTATTTCAAGCTCACCATTTTTAGGGTTTATGACTCTATTTAACTTTAATCTTTTTTCTTCTAACTCTATTCTATTATCTGCAATTATAGTATATTTTAATCTTAATTGTCTTGTGTTTAATGTATTATCTAGGTACTGTTGGCCATCTTGGAGCATAGATTTATTAGATATGTTACTCACTTTTATTCCATCATCTTGAAAATCATTTATAATAAAAGAAGAGTAATTATTAAGAATAACTTCTTCACCTGATTTATTCTTTAAAATTATCTCCAAATAATCACCCCCCTTTTAGAATGAAAGACCTATTTCCCTTAAACTATTTTGTATTCTTCTGGCAGTTTCAGCAGGAGAATCAACCTTCTCATTAAATATAATATTTATTTCTGAATTTCCCATTTTGTTATTGCTATATGCTTTGTTTTCCTCAGCTGTAAGAACTCTTTCACCCTTGTGTAATCTTGCCATATATCCATCATAAGGAATGCTGTCTAATCCATTATAATGATTTCCAAAAGCTCCAGCTACTATACTCGCTCCGCCTCCTGTTACTCCTATAGGCATTGCTGCAATTGATGCCCTTACTCCTTCCCATAATGGTTTTACCCATGAGAATAAATTATTATTTTTTTCACTTGCAACTTTTATTGGCGCTTCCCATATATCATCTTTTTTTCTGTCATAAGAATCTTTTATAGGTTGAAATCTTTGCCCGTTCAATAAATCTTTAGCTATATCTGATTGTGGCCTTATTGGATTACCATATACTTCATGTGTTGTATTATCCCAAACACCACGTATTTTTCCACTATTTTGGTCTACTTCTACATAACACCCATGCATTTGACCTGTTACCGTATCTTTTATTTCATAATATCCAGTTTTTGTAATGCCATTTATTTTTTCCATGTGATCTGTATAATTAATTAATTTTTGGTTATTAGATTTCTCTTCATTAGTTAATATCTTTCCATTTTCTACATCAATATATTTTATTAATTCAGGATATTGTTTCATAGCTTCATTTAAAAAACTTTTATATTTATCTTGTTCAGTTTTAACTGCATCAGTTTTCAATTTTTCATATTTTGCAATTTGTTCATCACAAGCTTTTTGCTGTTCTTTATTCATTTTAGGCCTATTAAGTTTTAATAATTCTATCTCTGTATTGTAGTGCTCTTTTACACTTTTTATTTCTTTATCTCTTGCTTTAGATTTTTCAGTTAATAATGTTGATAATCCTTGCATATCAACATTTTTTATCCTAGCATTAAAATTAGCTTGTGCTGCTATTAATTCCTGATTATTTTTAACTGTATTATTCATAATGGATTGACCCATTTTAGTGTGCAATTCTGCTACTTTATTTAATTCATCTTGCTTTAAATCTCTATGTTCTTTTGCTGCTTTATCATATATTGAATTTATTTCTTTTTGATATTTCCCAATTTCTTTAATTTGTTTATCTTGAGAACTATTTATAAAATCTAATAATATCTTTTCATTCTTATCTAAAATCCCATCATCAGCTTTAAAAGATTTAGCCATTTCCTTTTGAACTTCTGGAGTTCTTTCTTTTACCTTTTTTATAGCTTCATTATATAATTCATTAGTCCTGGCTCTAAAACTTTCGATTTGGGGCTTACTAATAACTCCATCTAAACCATTAGAATTTTTTAATTCAAAATTTAATTTGGATATTTTTTCACTTGTAGTAGTTAATGCTTGTTGAGTTTCAGGGGAAATTTTATTAGACCACTCCTTATGTTTTATATTCATTTTAGCCATTTCATCAGAAGTCAAAGCCATATCACCATGTAAATTTTTTAATGCGCTTCCAACAAACCCTAACTCTTCTTTAGATTTTAAACAACTAGAGTTCATCATATCTGTATTCTTAGTGTATAGATATATTCCACCTGCTACCGCTGCCAATATACCTACTATAGGTAATGCCGCAGTAGCTAAAGCTCCAAACCCAACAGCACCTGCTCCCGCTGCTGCTCCTGCTCCTGTTGCTGCTGTCCCTACTCCTGCTATTGCAGTAGTAGTACCAGTTAATGTACCTCCTAAGCTCAACATAGCTCCTCCTACCTTGCCAACAAGAGTGATAGTTCTTCCCAAAGTTCCTATTATAGGCCCTAAAGCTATACCAACAAGTCCCATCTTAACTAAAAATTCTTGAGTTTGAGGAGATAAATTACTAAATTTATTTGCTAAGTTAGATACTGAATTTGCCAATGATGTTATGCTTGGCGCTACTGCTTCAAATATTTTAATTGATGCCCCTTCTAAAGCAGATTTCATTTCTATAACGCTACCTTTTGCATTATCTTGCATAGTTTTTGCCATTCTCTCAGTTGCACCATCACAATCATTTATGGCACCTTTAAGCTTGTCATAATCTGCAGGTGACGCATTAACAATTGATAGTAAGCCAGACATAGCTTCTTGTCCTGCTAATTGAGCTGCTACACTAGCTTTCTGCTCTGGATTAAGTTTTGCGAATCCTTTTCTCATATCCTCTATAAGAACATTAAAAGGTTTCATCTTATCATTACCATCTGTTATGCTTAATCCTAATCTTTCCATAGCTTGAGAACTTTCTTTAGTAGGCTTAACTAGTCTAGTTAGTATACTTCTAAGTGACGTACCAGCTTGTGTTCCTTTAATCCCACTATTAGCCATAAGGCCTATGGATAAAGCTGCATCTTCTGCACTATATCCAACTGAACCAAAAATAGGAGCTGCATACTTAAAACTTTCACCCATTAGGGATACATTTGTATTAGCATTACTTGACGCAGATGCCAATATGTCCGAAAAATGTCCTGCATCACTAGCTTTAAGGTTAAAAGCTGTAAGTGCATCTGTTACAATATCTGAGGTTATCCCAAGGTCTTCCCCGGCTGCTGCAGCTAAATTCAAGATAGGTGGTAATCCATCCAACATATCTTGTGTTTTCCACCCAGCCATGGCCATATATTCTAATCCCTGCGCACTTTCTGTTGCAGAGAATTTTGTCTTGGCCCCCATTTCTTGAGCTATACTTTTTAATTTTCCAAAATCTTCTCCTGTTGCTCCTGAAATAGCTTGGACTTTCGACATTTCTGACTCAAAATCCATACCTGCTTTTATTGCTACACCACCAACAGCAGCCAAAGGCATACTTACATGAGTAGTTAATTTATCACCTACATTAGTTAAACTTTCACCAACCTTTTTAAACCTATTAGAACTTCTATCTGCAACCTCCGAACCAGTTCTTTCTACATCATGCATTCCATTTCTGAAGCCACTTGTCTCAGATTCTACCCTTACAAACAAAGGTGCTAATTCTATACCACCAGCCATTTATGCACCTCCATATTCGTTAAATTTATTTATTTTTTTATAATCTGCTTTCGTTTGATTAAGTTCATATAAGGTTTTTAGGAACTCTCTACCTTTTTCAGTTTGTTTAATTCCATGTATCCATGATTCTTTTTTATACAAAAGGAAAAGTGAGTATGGCAAGTTATAAACCTCATTGAAGTTTAATCCTGTATACTCACTTATGGCTTTAATATCTGCAGTTTTATTCATAAATTCATATTCCCATTCATCAGTAGGAAAATATTTTTCTGTTATAGCTTCCCCTATTCGCCCCTCTGGAATAGGGCTTTTTAGTTTGGGTCATTAGAAATGTTCACTATAGAACTAACTAGCTCATTATATAATGCTCTTATAGCTCCAAAAGAAAGTTTTTCTATATCATTACTTGTAAATTTCTTACTAGATGAATTATTATTTAAAAACTCTAATAAGATACAAGTTTGTTCTTTGTATATTTCTTCTTCATCTGTTATAGTTGTTAGTTGTTTTTCGAAATTTCTAACCCTTTTAGCAAGCATAAAAATAGGCTGATTAACATTTATTTTCTTTCCACTTATCTTAATTTCTATTGGCTTGTTATTTATTAGGTCTAAATCTAACATATATTATTCCTCCTATAGTTCTTGTTCGAATTTGGCTAAGAAGTTTTTAATTCTTTCTATACCTTGTATTTCAGCATTTATAGTGGTTTCTTTATCTCCAAAATCCAATCCAAAACCATTACCACCTTGGCCTATCATAGTAAATCTTAATTTCTTTCCATTTTCCTCATGTACAAATCTTACAAGTACATATTTTAATGACCCCCCTCCACCAAATGTAAGAGTTCTAGTGTTATTCTCTTTGTCTTCTTCTAATTTAGCGGTAGACAGTAAAGATAACTTATCTAAATCCCATGTTATTATTCCTGTCTTAGCAGTCATTTCTTCATCTGTTATAAAAGATTTAACAACCCTACCATATTGATTCTTAACTTCATATTTTTTAGGCTTATAGTCAATTTTAAAACCACCAGAACAATAGCCTACATTATGATCCTCTGTTTCAATTATTTCGTTAGTTGGCAGTTCTGCTTCATTAAATTCATACATATAAACTTCGCCTGCGCCTAACATTATTTCATTATTATCTTTCATATATTCGCATCCTCTCTTTGTTTAAATTTAATTACAAAAATAATGCTATCTTCGAAAAATTGTATATCTTCCCTAAATAGCATTCCTCCTCCGCTAACACTAGCTTTAAAATCTATATTTTTATAAATTTTAAATTTATCATCGCTTTCTTTATTTGAAAATATTTTTAGTAAACATTCTTCTATAGCTTTTGTTTCATCATAATCATTCCAAATTATTTTTATTTCAAATTGGGATTGGCTTACGTAGTCATTTACAACAGGAGTATAAGTATAAACTAATGAGGGCTTCTCTGTATCTGTAGTAAATAGTGGAAACAACCTATCTTTACCAACTAAGCTTATTAATTTTTCCCTAGTACTCAAATATTCTATAATTGTATTCTCTATCTCAACCCCTCCCTCAATATATCTTTAATAATGCTTATACTTTCTAATTTAGCTTTTTCTAAAAATTGATTAGGCTTTTGTCCTTTTGTAATATGCCATCCTGCATATTTACCTGATTCAACTTTATATTTCCATGGTGTCCTTCTTCCGTTTCCATCTTTAGCATATATGCCAGTGCCATTGTGTACATAAGGGGCATATTCCATACTATTTCCTACATATCCTTTAATTTTCCCATTTCCCAGATCTACATTATGAAACATAGCAGCTCTTAAAGGCCCTTGATCTACAGGACATTTATTCTTAGCTCCTCTTTCTATTACTAAACAAGCTTTAGTAATATTCCCTAACATTATTTCATCCATTAAAACACTAGCATTTCTACAACTTTGTCTAAATTCTTCATTAGACATTACTATCAACCACCTTTAAATAAAGTTGTGTCAATCTTCCTTTAGTCTTAGCAGATAGTATGTTATATACTGTATCACCTTTTCTAAGTCTATTTATTCCTTCTTTAATCTCTTTATATCTAGTAAGCCCACTATGGCTAGAATCGTTAAACCTAACGCTTTGAGTATTAATCCTATCATCTATATCATATATAGCAACTTGAATAGTTATAGGATTATCAGTGCCCCATACTTCTTTTGTAGCTCCTGAAGGTGTTCTCTTTTTAACTTTAGTTTCTAGCAATATAGGTTTCATATCTCTATTTATACTAGCCATTAAAATTTCACCTTCCTTATAGCTCCGAGTTCTTGTTTAATATCTTTAGGAAGTCCATCTATAAATGATTGTGATATTCCGCTATAACTTTCAGAACTTAACCCCTCTGAACCCATAATATTACACCTAATGACTACAATTCTTCTTATTAAACTCTCAGCCTTTCCAGGAAGTTCTTTAATATTACAATAATTAAGAATAAATTCCTGTACATCTTCTATCATTAAGTTTAATAAATTATCTTTTGAAGTATCTGTTATAGACATTTGAAGAGCTATTTTAATCTTGTTTATCATCTTCGATACCTTGTAAAGCTTTTATTAATTCCTCTTTCTTCATATCTGAATAGCCTTCTATTCCCTTATTCTTTGCTAAATCTTTAAGATCCTTTACTGTTAAGTCTTCTAATACCTCTTCTTCTGTATCTTCTTTTATAACCTCATACCCTTTATTTTTAAACCAATCAAGCAACCATTTATCCTCTGTATAACCTTCCCCATTAACAAAAGAAACACCAGCACTAATGCCAGTGTATTCTTCATTTGGGGTTAATATTTTATATTTAGCCACTAATATCACTCCCAACTATTTAACTTTTATATTTCTTAATACTCCTGCTGATCTAGAATTCTTTAATGCTACTGCTGCAACCATTTCAACTTCACCTTTTTTAACTGCTCCTGGAGCGTTTAAATCCGGAAGATATGTTTTTATGATTTTATCTCCCTTAACGGTAACACCATGAAAACCACCTAAATTAATATTAGCTGCAAACAAGTCTGTAAGTCCATCAGTTTCAGCACTTGCAACTGTTCTTTTTTGAATTTTAACAGTAGGTACAGTACCCGTATTATCTACATAATAACCTAAGTCTAGTAATGGAATATTATTATATGCATCCACTTGCTTACCGAATCCGTCCTCTGTTTTAGTTAAGTAACCGGCTCTTCTAGCACATGCTCTTATCTTAGCCATAAGTTTACTATTCCCCATTAACATATTAGGAGCGCCATCTAATTCTGATAAGAACTCGTCTAATATATCAAGAAAGTCTTTATAGTTTGTGTCCACTGCTGCAGAAGTTGAAAGGTCAATAACCTTATCCTTATTTAATTCAGTGGAACTGTTAACTAAGGCCTTATCTAACCCATCAAAAGCCTTGTTATCTGTAGCACTATCACCATTAATTACAGTATAGTGAAATAGATTGCTTGCAGCCTTAATTTTCTCTTTAAGTTGGAAGTCAACTTCATCTATCGCACCAGAAGTATTAGCCAATATTCTATCTAATTCAAAAGCTCCACCAAATACCTTTAAGTCTACAGTATGCTTTTCTCTCTTAGCTTCTTGTGCTGTGTATTCTTTATTAATTTCCCTAAATTGTGCTTGTGCTGGAGTTTTTAATCTAGTATAACCATAAGTTAAAGTACTTCCACCAGTTCCAGGTGAAACTGCATCATCAAATATTAATTTATCTAATAGCAAGGAACTCCTTCTAAATTCATCTATGACCATTTGATCTACTTTATCTGCTATTCCTACTTTTGCTTCTTGTAATGTAATTGACATATTATATCACCTTTCCTTTTCTTATTGATATTTTTGTGCTAATGCACTTCTTAAATCTGTTGTATCTTGTGGTGTTGGATTACTCTTTCCATCTTCGGGCTCATTTCCAGAAACAGTTGTCTCAAATAAATATGAATCACTTCCCTTTAATGTTTCCAATTGATCTGTAAGACCTAATATGTTCTCTCCATCAAGCTTTACATTATCCATATTCAAAAGAGCTTTAACAGCCTTTGTATTTCTTACATTGGCACTCTTTAAAGCTCCTTCTAATGTATAATTAAATTGCATATCTTGTATTTGTTTTTCATATTCACTAACCTTAGATTCATATTCTCCTACTTTAGTCTGTAGAGTTTCATTATCTTTATTGTTTTTCTTTAAATCCTCGATAGTTGCATTAGCTGTCTTTATTTGTTCATCTAATGCAGTCTTTTGATCTTTGAGTTTACTATATCTTTCTTCTATCTTCTGTTCTTTGGTAGTATATATTTTATTTTCTTTCATCCCTCCTATAATCTTCTGTATTTGTTCATCTGTGAACCCTAATTTTTTTAATAATTCTTCCATGTTCCCCTCCCATATTTACGCTTTTATACGTGTTTTGCTTCACAAATATAGTTGCCTATTTATTCTTTCATGCCTTGAATAAAGCTAAAAAAGGCAAAATAAAGAAGCCTTATTTCTAAGACTTTAAATTTACTTATTGTTTGTTCCTAATACATTTCTCTCAATTCTATCTTCAACTCTTCTATTTGCATACATTAAAGCAATCTCAATATGTTCTAGTGCTTTCTCATTATACCCACTAGCAAATGGTCCTGATTGAAATGCTTTGTATCTATCCCTTACTATTTCTAATAAATCAGTATCTAGAATTCCTTGTTGACTATTTTCCTCATTTCTTGGCCCTTTTTGGAATACTAGCTTAATTTCTTTAGGCACTTGTAATCCTTTATCTGAAACTATTACATATTCATGATTAGCACCACCTGGACCTATCCCATCTGTAGCAAAGACCTCATTTAACTTTTCTCTCTTTTGAATTGTTGATAATTTTCTCATTACTTTTTCCTCCTTAATTTTAAACATAATAAAAGCACCTACTATTTTTTACTTAGTAAGTGCCCTTATATTACTTCTATTTTCTCAACGATATCTTTTAACTTATTTCCTTGTATTATCCATTTATTAGCCATATCATCAAAAGAATTAAACACATTATCATCTTCTTTTTCTGCTTCACCTGCACAATACTTGTCTTTCAGCAAACATATTACATACTCTTTATCTTTATAATTAAATGTAATATCATCTGTTTCACTTTGATATTTTAATTGTTCAAGTTTCATTCTATCGCTCCCTTAATATATCCTCATGCTCTTTTCTTTCTTTTTTGGTAAGTTCTTTTACATCCCTATAATCAATCTCTCCTTTTGAATTCCACTTATAAATATGAGCGTGTTCCCCATACTTGCCATACGGATGTTGTTTAGGTCTATTATGATGCCCTGAATGTATTTGTTTAACCATCATACCTTTTCTATTATAAAGAGTTCTATCAATCTGAACAAAACCATTCTTACTAACTTTACTACTTTCTATTACTGCATAAGGTTTAGATTTTCTTGGCGGACTATAATGTTCTCCTTTATGATCCTCTGTTACTATTATTGTACCATCTTTGTTATACTTATATCCAGCCTTTTCTCTTTTATTAAACTCATTATTAATATCTTCTTTAGCTTTGTCATGGTCTTTTAATGCATCATCTTCATCTATTACAGGTAAGTAAGTACATCTACAGTTAGCATGAAGAGGTAAAGAAGGTCTATCTTTCATACTATAGATATTACCGTGTTTAATACCACATCTAGGGCAAGTCCTTTCATCTACTGCCGCCCATAGCTGAATTTTTTCACACCCTGCATCTTTATATGCTTTAAAACTACTTTCATTTAAGTAATGCATGGTTTCAGTTCTAACTAATCTATGTGCTACATTAAAACCTTCATTCATTCTATTATTAAGTTGTATGGCCATTTCTGTTACAGTTTTACCCTGTATAAGTCCATTAGTCAATATATCATTTAAATTTGTAGCTAATACCTGCGTATTTTTCCATAGCCTAGTAGAGAAATTACTTCCTTCCCATTGTTTTCTTAATAATTGCTCCATAAGCTTCTTAGGTGGCTCAGTAAATCCTAGATCACCTAATGATACTCTTACATTTTTATAAACTTCTTTAAATCCTTCTGTAGCATTACTTATATAAAACTTTTGAACATCTTCCCCAAGCTCACCTATTATACTTTCTATATTCTTTTGAAGTCCAGTTAGTCTATTGTACTTATGCATATCTGAAAGCATAGGTGTTGAAGTTTTCATTTTCTCAGCAACTCTATATAATTCATCAGAAATATTTAAGCTTGCTTCTTGATACATTTCGAGTAATGCTCTATTCTTTTCTTCTAAGTTATTATAAATTTTCCATGTATTATTTGCTATTCTCTTTTCCCAGTACTCACTATTCTTCATTTGCCCCACCATCTTCCGTAGGTATCTTATCCTGGAATGGTAAATTAATATTTTCTTCTTCTTTTAACCGTTGTAATTCTTCTGCTACATCTGAAACAAATGGATGGTTTTCTAGTAGGGTTTTCTTAGATATTATTCCTTGTGAATCACTAACATTTTTAATAGCATCTGATGTATTTATAAGCATATTTCTAACAAATGTAACCTTAGCAGTTTTATAATCATATGATCCTTTGTTACTTACTTTTAAATATTCAGCGATAAACCAAAATAGTTCATCAAAAGCATTTTTAAATTTTCTTTCCATCTGATCACACTTTAAATCTAAAGCTGAATATAAAAACTTAAGAGCTATTCCACTAGGACTATTCCCAAATCTATCTGTGTCCTTATCTACACCTTTACCGAATGTGTAGATATCTTTCTTTAATCTGTCTAAATGTCTCTCAACTGCTTCTATATCTATATCTGGGCTTAACTTATCTACTCCGCCTTCATCATCAACCTTAACAACTTTATAAAGTTTTAAATCGTTAAGAAACTCATCTAGGTCAGTACCTCCGTAATTTTTTAAAACATAAATAAACCTCGCTATATCATCTAGTGTATTAGATGTATCCGAGGTGTTTTTATCATAATCATCTATTAGCTCCTTAAAATACGTTAGGTCATTTTTTTCTCTACTATTATTTCTAAAAGGTATAAAGGGAACTCTTCTCCAGCTTTGATATTTATCATTAACTAAAAAGTGTCCTATTGGCTCACCTTCTCCTGGAGATTCTATATCCGGAATTAAATTTCCTTTATAATCAGTGTAATAAGTTACAGTATCTTTTGTCCAATACTCTACTTTTTTTACATCTGATTTCTTATCCCCTTCATAAGTTTCAACATAGTAAAATCTTATTAAAGACTCTAGCTCTTCTTTAGTACTATCTTTGTAAATAGGTATTATTTGTTCACTTCCATGTTTTCTAAACCTTAATTCACCATTATTATTTATATATGGTTGAAGCCATGCTATGCCTTTATTACTTGCTTCAACTCCTATCTCCTGGAGTTTATCATCAAATTTATAGTCTAGTATCTCTATAAGTTTCTTTTGAAATTCTTCATCATCTGCAGTAACTTTTGGACTTGTACCTAATAAGTAACTTACCTTTTCATCAACTAATAGATTAGCAAATCCGTGTGATAGTTTATTATTAGGCCTTTCTTTATCTTCTACCTTTTGCCCATCAATATACTTATACATTTTTCTTTGCTTAATATCATTTTCATTATCATAGTATTTCTCACCTATAAGCATATCGTTTCTCTTTTTACTACTTTCAAAGTCTTGTATATGCTTATTTATTATTTGTTCTTGTGTCATTGCTGGATTACTAGGCTTTATTAAATTATTTAAAAATCTCATGTATACACCTCCTTATTTTAATACTGATAATCCTGTTTTCTTTATGAATGGCTCTAATGAATATCTAAATGCATCCATTAAGTGATTAAAGTCATCTATTGGAGTGTTTAGCTTTTTTCCTGTTTTCTTATCTGTAGCCCAAGTGTAATTGCTTATTTCAGTTATAAAGTTCACACACCTAGGATGAATTATTATCTTAAAGTCACTTATAAAATCGATCCCATTATTAATACTGTCCTTACCTTTTTTAGCGCTCCTTATTCTTCTTATTCCGAGTTCTCTAAGTCTATCAATACTTTTAGGCTCTGCTGATTCTGCTATTATCTTTTCTTTACTGTAACCCATAGCAGTAATCTTTTTAGCTATCTTCTCATTAGACATTCCCTCCCCGTACATTTCATCAAATACATAAATGATCTTATTAACTTCATCTACTAAACTGCAAGGCATAGCACTAGGGTCATTTGTATAGCCGAAGTCTAATCCAAATGCACTCTTTATTCCTTGTTGTCCTCTAATTTCGTTTATATCAAAATATTTTTCTTCCCAATTTTCAAATACTAATCCATCAACAATACCCCAATCACCTAAACCAGCAACTTTATAACGTCTTGGATTTCTCTCTTTCATAATTTGAAACTTCTTATGGTCCTTTTCATCTAACCATTCATTACAAAGATAATTAGTTGTAATTGCTAGTATCTCCTCGTCTTTTACATCAAAGAACTTTTTCTTTATCCAATGATGCTCATTCCATGGATTGAATGTAAGTGTTGTTTGTTTGAATAATTCTTCTGGAACTTTACCTCTTATAGACTCATCTAGGGTATTAAAATCATCCTCACTAGATATTTCATAGGCTTCTTCTATCCATAACCAACATAAGTAACCTATATCTACAGTTATTGAAGTTACTTTCAAAGGGTCATCTAGCCCACGGAAATAAATCTTTTGTCCCGTAGGTATATATGTCATTTCAAGTGGTGATTCTTTTATATCCCAAAATTTATCTACCTGTAATCTATGCATAGCCCACTTAAGCTCTGCAAAACATGAATCTTTAATTGTTCTGAAAGTCTTTCTTACTACAAGTAGATTACTCTCTGGGTACTCCATTATTCTAGTTATAAAGTTTAACGATGTTGTTTTTGACTTCTTAGATGCTCTTGAACCTTTGCATACTCTATATAGCCCTTTATAGTTCCAATAAGTCGCATAGCCTTTTCCAACTATATCTGGAAGATATATATTGTTAGCTTGATTATTAGTCCTCAAGCTTATCACCGCCACTTATTACAACTGGAATCTCTCCTTCAATTTCAACTTTGTCTGTAAATAATCTATACCTCTTGCCAAGAAGCTCTGCAGCTTTTATTCTATCCTTAGCTCCTATTTCTTTTTTTATTGTTTTAGCTTCACTCATGAAGTCTCCTATATTTTCAGTTACTACTACTTCCTCGGTTTCCTGCCCTCTTATAACTCTTGTGAGATATTGAAGAACTTCATTCGCTTTAGCTATTCTTTCATCCTCTAATTGTGCCATTCTTTCATCAATGTAATTTTTTATGTAAGGTTTTGTTAAGTTTTCATTTCCTATAAATCTCGCTGTCTTTTTACTATATCCAGCTTTAATAGCTGCTTCTGTGGCATTGCCTGTTTCTATATAATAATCAGCAAATGCCTTTTGTTTTGGTGTTAGCTTCACAATGCCACTCTCCTTTTATAAATATTAATTTTATAATACAACCACAATATATAGTATGAGTTGTACACATTATCCACAATACGTTGTGCATAACTTGATTTATTTCTGTCTTAATGCTCCTTTAATTCTTTTATAAGATCTATGATTCATACATTTATCTATATCTTCATAAGGATTTAATTTCAATTCTAATACTTCACATTTTTCATATCTATCACAGGCGGGATTACCAAATAAACAGGCACACTTTAAATCTTTACCTTTCCATCTAGTATTGAATTTATATCTCACACATAATCACCACTCCTGCGAATATTATTTCTTAGCCTTTGTTAAGTATGTAAAAAAGCACCCGTTAAGGTGCTATTCAGTACATATACACATTTAAGTAGGAGGATTTTCACCTCCTTATATTTTTCTACGATATTATTATACTACATGATATCTTCATTTGAATTTAGTATAAATTAAGTCTTATCAAAGTTTTTCCTTGATAAAAACTAAGTCAATAATTTTATTTATAGCTTTCCTTTTAACTTCACACGCATAGTTATGATCTATATTTAAAACTTGTCCTATTTGTTTATATTGTAATCCTTCAAAACATTTCATTTTAATTACTTTTTTCTCGGTATCATTTAATATACTAATTGCATTATCTATTTTTTTAATAAGCCTTATTTTTTTATTTAATTTATAGTTTAATTTTTCTAAAAGTTTTTCTTTATTAATAATTTCATTCTCAACATTAGAATTAAAAGCATTTGTAGGAGAGCTTTTTTCTTCATAACTCATTGCTCCTACACCTTTATATTCTAATTTAATATCCTCTATTTCTATTTGTAAATTATCTATTTCACTTTTGATTTTCACATAATCATTCAATAAGTTTTCTGTTTTTTTATAGTAATTCAAGTAAATTCACCTCTTTTTAATAATCTCTGTAACACTTTTAAGGGGTATCTGTAACAACTACTTTGGCTATATTAGTAGCTTTGAAGTGATTTTGTTACAGAAAAAGCGTTACATATATATAATAATTTCTTTATTATATATAATAAGTTATACTAAAAGTAATTTAATATATAAAGAAAATTGTTTTATCTGTAACTCTGTAACACACTAGACCTAAAGCTTTGATATAACTATTGTTGAGCCTGTTACAGATAAAATAATTTATTTGTAACAGAATATATTTATTAAAACTACTGTAGTTGTTGCTATTACTGTGTTGGGATGGTGTTACAAATAGGTTATTTATCTGTAACAATAATTTTTGAAATGCGAATTATTATTTACCTTTACAATATTTTTCTCCTAATAAATCAAACTCTTTTTTACTAACTTCTCTTACCTTTGTTTTGAAATAATTTTGTGCCTGTTCTAAAGTTCCATACCCTTCTTCCCAATCTAAACAAGCCACTAATCTTGATTGAGGTAAATCATAATACTTTTTCATTTTCTAACCTCCTAACCATAATTAACATTATTTGTTAGAACTTGTTCAACATCTAAATCAACTTTTTTACTTATGCCCCAAACTCCATACTCTTTACTTGCTAATTCTATTGCTCTTTCATCTGATTTAGCTACAATTGTCTGTTCTACGCACTCATCATAATCCCAATCATCTTGTCGTTCTAGAACATAAACATTTAGCATAATTTCACCCTCCATTTATTTCACTTTAATTTCAACATTATAACTTCTTATAAATACGTTTTTGTTTACCGTTAATTCTTATTACTGAATCTGAATTATATCCTTGCTTTTTAACCTCTCTACCAAAAACAGGTTTGGATACACTTTTAAGACCATTCTCACTACACCAAGCTGAATATCTTAAATAGACTTCTTTTACTGGTTCATTCTCTATGTCATTGTCCTCTAGAAATCCAACTATAGGATTATTTATAGCTTCGTATTCTTCCCAAACATCATCACATACTTTTGCATTAGTAAAGCTATGATTTATCAGTACTCTGTTTAGTCCTTCTAAAGCTAATGTAAGTAAATATTCCATTGATTCATGTGAAGTTAATTTATCTAAGATGAAAGGATCGTAATCTTTATCCTTTTTACTGAAAGTTGCATTGAAAGGTATAAATATTAATCTTCTTTTAAGTCCTCCAGATAAATCATTTATTCTTGGAAGTTCATTAGCACTGAAAATTAATTTACTATAATTCTTAAAATCAAATGGATCACGTCCCTTACGTTCTACGTTAACCTTTTCCCCAGTAACTAATTTCTTAAATGTAGAATTATCTTCAACATATTTATTACTTATATCATCACCTATATTTGCAAGTTTCCCTTCAAGTTGAAAAGTTTTAAATCTATGATTTAATTCTTCTAAAGATACTGAAGCTATATTTTCCTCTCCAAGTAATTCATTTAATACTTCAAGTAATGTACTCTTACCATTGCTACCTCCACCTGTTAATATAAAAGCTTTACCCAATTCATTACGTCTAAATAATGTATAACCTATCATTTCCTCTATTAACAATCTGAGTTGCTTATCCTTGCAGCATATTTTATTTAATGTCTTGTCCATTGTTTCATTATAAGCATTGGGATTATAGGACCATGGAATTTTATTTCTAATTATATAGCTGCTATTAAACTCCAGTAATTTTTTATTTTCTAAATCAAATATTCCATTCTCCAATAACACATATTTTGGATTAGTCATTTTAGTATTTTTACATAATAGATCCAGATATCTTAATACCTCTGTTCTAATGCTATTGGTAGAATTATTTATATATTTAAGCATTGTTTTTTCTATTTCTTTAGTATCATAACAATAATAATTATTTTTATAGATGTGTAATTCATCATTTATTTTTATAATTTTTTCATTATCACGTAGATAAGTGGCTAATTTCTCATATTGCAATTTACTTTTTATATAGAAACTTTCTTTAAGAAAAGCTTCATCACGTAGTATAGTTTCTATTTCTTTTTCATCTAATGGATCTTTAAGTATGTGTTTATTTATAATTTTTATAGTTTCTCTAATATCTTCTTTTGTTAAGCCTTTTTGTTGTAGAGTTAATATATATCCATATAAACTACTATTTCTACCATCACCTTCGGCCATAGTACTAAAATTAATTTCTCTTTTGGTAAGAGGTATTAACCAAGCTGGTAATTTATCTATATCCTCTACTGTTTTTAAAAACTTACGTTTTCTACCTTTTATTTTTAAAGGCACTACTGCATTTTGTATTCCAAGTCCAACATCTATTTTTATTCCTAGTGCAGTATAATAACCTTGCTTTCTTCTTTCTATTCCTGGATTAAGAAAGTAAAAATGTTTTCCCCTAGTGGTTTGTAATACTGTAGCATTTATATTTAATTCTTTTATTATTTTATAAAGAATATCTGATTGTTCTTTATCATCTATATCAATTTGTATTAAATCATCCTTAAGTACTCCACCGTAAGAATTTAAACTTTCCACATCTTCTAAACTATAAAAATCTGTTCTATCTTTATATTCTTCTGTTGGTTTTTTACCATCTTTACCGCCTGTTGGAATGTATCCTTTAAACAATTTTTTCACCTGCCTTACTGGTAATATTAAATTAAATTTATATTGTTTTCATAATTATTCCATGTTATCATGTTATTAGAATATTCCACTTTTAGACAACTAGGATGTTGGCTTAGAAGCAGCCACTCATTTAAAGAGTGCGTAATAGCTCACTAGTCTAAAGTAAAATAACTTTAGATGAGGTGATATTATGCAAAAATATAGTTTGGTGATACTATTAATATTATTATTATTGATAGGAGCTTGGCTTAGTGGAGCTATTAGTATTTCAATTAATTACATATTACTAAGATCGTATACGGTTGATGTGTTAATTGCTATACTATCTACAGGGAATTTAGTACAGCATAAAAAAGATTAATTCTTCTTTATGTGTCCCAAGTCTAATTTCTTAATATTTAAATAGACACTCATAACGACCCAAATTATAATAAGTTTAACTTTTACACTTGGTGTACAAATTTAGGAATAAAATATCATCTAAAGTTAGGATTATCTAAGATTAGTGATTCGTATAGGATGCCAAGACCCTATACGAATCATTTCTCATTTAAACATTAGTTTTAATCATTTCTTTCTATTAACACTATCTTCTATCCTAAAACACCCTTTAGGATATCTTTTTTGAAGCTTGTCTATGTTATATTTAGCTATATCTTCTAAACTCATATTTATGCTATTTGCGATTAAATTTATATACCAAAGTGTGTCACCTAACTCATTTATTATTTTATCTTTATCTAAATGATGGCCCTGGTATAAATATTTTTTAACTATGTCTATAACTTCTCCACTCTCTCCTGTAAGTCCCATAACACCATTAATTAACTGATCTATATTATCTGTATAATTACCTTTAGTTTTTAAAGCTTTTTCTTGATACTCTTTAAAATTCAATTATTCTTCCTCCTCTAATTCAATTAAAGTCATGATACTGTAGTTGGCTAAATCCATTAATGTATCTTTTATAGATTCATCTACTAGAGCATCTTTAGTACATAAACTCTGTAACCTATTAACTTTATCTGTAATTCTAGTAACAGCTGAAATTATACCTAACTTCTTATAAGTTTCCCCGAAACTGTCCCCATAGTCATGATTCTTAGCTTTATAAATTTTATTTAACTTTTTATATATTTCCTCATGTTTTTTAAATTTATCTTTAGTAACTTTAATTTCATTTTCTCCTTTGAATTTAATATATTTAATAGCATTTTCATAACATTTTATACAATTGGGTAGAGTTACAAAGCATTCATCTAAATCAAAATTTTCTAATCCAAATTGGCTAGGACAATAAATAGTTTCTTTTACAAAATTATTTAAAAATTCCTCTCTAGTAATTTCTTTTGCTATTTTATTTATATCCACAATATCCCCTCCTAAAATTGGCCTACTTTTTTATGTCTTGTCTTTTCCATACTTTTAATTTGTATATCTGTAATATTTGAATTTAACAATTTCTCTTTGTATTTCTTTTCTCTTAATCTTAAATCTACATATTCCATAAATTTATCTTTCTTACTTTTCATATTTACCTCCTTTGTATTAGTTTGTTAATACCCTAGTACAGTCTGAATATAGTAATAACTAAATTAACATTTAAAGTTACTTAATATATTTGAATTGCGACGTTTAATTAAAATTATTCTTAATATTAACAGGCTCATACCATATGATTGATTTTAAATCTTTAGCATAAATCTCTTTATATGCTTTTACATGATCTTTAGCATCTTTCTCATTTATATAGCCACATAATATTTCTTCTTTAATTTCTTTTATATTTCTAACTTTTATAATAAACACTTGATTATCTGTTATAGCTTGAAAACTCTCCTTAAACCATTCTTTAGGTATTTCTAACCATTCCCAACTATCATCATCTGTTATTTTGGTTAATCTAATTTCACCGCCTGTAAATCTAAAAGGATCTTCCTCCACTTCCCAAATAGTTCCCTTTTCTATAGTTAATTCTAAATTTTCTATAGAAAATCCGTTATCATCACAATGTTCAGCGGTAAAACTTTTAATACACTTAACTTTCATATTTACTTACCTTCCTTCGCCTTAATTTCAATATTGTTATCAGTAATATCAACAGGTTTTGAAATTGTTGGTTGTCTATCTATAATATTTTTCAAACAAATCATCAAATTAGCCTGTTGCATTTTATTTCTTCAAAAAGTTTATCAGCATCTATAACTCTCATTTTCTTATTACCTTCTTCCTTCATAATAATTTCATATTCCGACCTAACCTATAAAATCTTTTATCCTTTTCCAAGCCACATCTATATACCACTGCTTGTCTAATTTTCTCGGTGTTTCCTTACCCTCAATATTACTATTCTCTATAAAACATTTACCTGGTGTACTTGCTATTTTTTCTTTTGTTCCACCTTCTGTTTTCACTTTAAATACTCCAGCGTCACTTCTGGATCTACTAGCAAATACTCTTAAAACTTTTTCATCTAATTTTTTATTTCCATGATAAGCGTATAAATACTTACTACTTACTTTGCATACCTTTTGAAAATCTTTTAGATCATCACAACTTAAAATAGTTTCCTCTGGTGTAATTCCTTCTATAAAGTAATCCATTAAAGCCTTATTTATTATAGGGAGGTCATAATCTAACTTATTTAGTGATTTAACATAAGCACCTTTAGATTTAATCTTTCCATTTTCCATTACTATAAGATAGTTATTTACATCTTTCTGAACTACTTTTTTAATATAATCGTGGTCCAGTGTCATTTTGGTACGGTAACACCATTCTTCACATATAAATTTATAAGTTTCTATATCTTTCTCACTCTCTAGCTTCCACATAACACCATCTGTATTACTTTGGATAAGTTTAACTCCTGGAACTCCTTCAATTACTTTTTCTATAAGGTCCAGTAACATTAACTGTCCGTTTATACAAACATTATTAGCTTGTAAAGGGTCAAATAGATTATTATATTTATCTTTAGAAGCTCCATAGGTACTATTTAAAACTATTTTATATGGTTGTTGCTCTTTCTTTTTTCCTTCTTTTTTAAGTTGCATACGATAATCATAAATTTCTTTATACTTACTCTTATCTCTTACATTTCTACTTAAAAAATCATACTGTATCATAAGTGAAGGATAGAAACTTCCAACGTCACTATTTATAAAAATCCCTTCACCCATGTATTTATCTCTTGCCCCATGAAGTCCACCCCAACCAAATATATGAGGTACTCCTGCAACTTCTATTTCCAAAGACTTTTTATAATCTCGGTTTAAAGGATTCTTATACCAGCTTAAAATTTCTTTATATATATTAATTTTTATAGTATCAACTATACTTATTTCAAATTCATCTTCACGATCCTGTTTATTTGCACCTAATATAATTGCACTTAGTTGAGCTTTAGTTTTACTTATATATTTAAGTGGTAATTTAAAGTTTTTAATTAATCCCATGTGGGCTTCAAACTCTTCTATTCTATTTATAAATACTTCCATGGTCTGCTCTACATCATGGTTACAATAGAAAATTACTTCCTGGAGTTCTTCCTCTGTAAGTTTTCTATCTATATCAAAAGATACTGTAGTTTCTCTTATGTCATTGCCCATAAATCCTTCTAATTGTTTAAGTCCATGGAAACTAGTCATTACATCATAATTAAATAATTGGATTTTCCAAAGTGCGCTACTAAATTTCCAAGCTGGTTTATGGTCAACTATGATATGGTCGTTAAGTTCCTTAGGATTAAATCCAGCTATAATAGCTTTTAGTATCCATTGGTCATAACTTCTGGAGTTATAACCACACCAAATATTATCTTTATTAACTTCATAAAAAATATTTAATTCTTCTTCGTTATTCACTATAGTATGAGTTCTCTTAGTATCAGTATCTTTTATAACTACCAACCAATCATACTTAAATACTTCAAAGTCATAAAAAAGCATTAGTTATCACCTCTAAATAAATTCACTACATTTTCAGCATATTTAAATTGTTGCTTTACATAAGGAGCATCTTCTTTACCACCACTTGCTAGCCAGTCTGCTATTCTTTTATCTATATCTAATAATGCTGATATAGGAATATATTTCGAATACTTTACTATATCTTCAACTGAATTAATCTTAATCATTTTATAACCTCACTTTATTAAGAAAGGGAGCTTGTACACTCCCCCCATCCCTTTTAAACTTCAAATATATCTTTTATTTCATATTCACTAAACTTATTATTTTTCTTATTAGCTGTATAGCTAAGTTGATATTCCAATTTACCGTCTATAGCTTCAGCCATATCCATAAGCATATTGTTATATTTACTAAAGCTTTCAAACTCTACCTCTATTTCACTATCTAAGGACCTTAACATTTCATTAGCCTTGTGTAATCCAAATCCACTGCTTAAAACCTGATTATAGAATATTAAACTACCTTTATATTCTCCAGTTAGTATCTTAAACCAGATACTTAGCATTGGATCTCCTTTTTTAGATTCTCTTAACTCTAACTTATTTACTTCAACTTCATATTCACCGTGTGGCACTTCCTTAAAATCGCTGTTATTATTAGCAGCTTCTTTAGCATCTGCCTTTAAACCTTTAACATCTATGTTCTTATCAAATTTATCCCATATATTAGCCATTTATATTTCCTCACTTTCATTATTTAATAATCTATTAGTAACTTTTAATAATACTTGACCTATTTCACTAATTTCTTCATCTGTCATGTGTGGTGCTAATTCTCTTACTGTTGCTATCAATTGTCTTATTTTTGCTACATTAGCCACCATTACTCTCCATCCGCCTTTCTTCTTCTACGTCTACGAGTTGGTTTTTCTTCTTTAGTTTCTTCTACTGGTTTATCTTCCGCCTTTGCTTCCTCCTTAGGCTTGTCTATTTCTTCTGAGGTAGTTGCTTTAGATTCTTCAACCTGGTTGTTTTCTTCCTCCACCGTAGTTTCTTCTTTTTTGGTTCTTCTTCTAGTTGGTTTTTCTTCCTCCTTATTCACTGGAGTTTCTTTTTTACCAGCATTGGCTTCATCATATACTTTCATTAGCTCGTCCCAACTTAATGAAATACTTGTCTTAGTAATTCCTTTTAATCTACCACCACCAAAAATAACCTCATCTGATTTAAAGTTTAAAGTTCTTTCATCACCATCTACAATTACCCTAGCAACTATATCAACCATACCAGCAACTTTATTAGCTATTGCTTCTTGAATGTTAGGTGCTACTCTAGTTATATTTTGACCGTTCTTTTTAGTAATATCTTTTGATACATCCTCATGAGACAATACAACTATGTTTTCATAATCAAGATTGAATAATCTTCTTATAGTTGATAAATATTCAGTTTTAATAATGTCCCAACCTTTACCAAAGCCACTATCTGATTCATGTTGTATTCCTAATTCATCGTATTTATATACTCTACACATTTCTCTAGTATCTTCTAATAAATCAACTATGATGGTTTTAAAATCATTTTGTTTTTTCTCCAATTCTTCTATAGTCTCTTTGAAAACTTCCCAAGCAAACTTTCTCTTTGTCATTCTTCCTTCAACTGTAACTTCATCTTTAATTGGTACATAAGGCATTGTTACAAATTCAATGTTTCCATCTGTATTTAAATTTAATGGGTTTGGAGCACTATCTAGCATTGTGGTTTTTCCACTAAATGCTGGACCGTAAATCCATATCTTTCTTTTTTTAGCTTTCTTAATATCTCTTCTTTCATTTTTAGGTAATATCATATAATCAATTCCTTTCAAACAATATTTTTCATATTCACACCAACTGCATAAATTAGTTGGATTTTTCTTATACTCTTTTACTTCATTAGTATCTATAATGCTATCCATAAACTCTATAACCTTGTTAGGATTGTAAGGTACTTCTGCTATTTGTATTTCTGAAGCTTTAAGCTCCTGGAGTAACCTTTTTCTAAACTGATATAAATCTTCTGTTTTCTTTTGTCTTATAGGAATCTTAGGAATGAAGATAAATCCTAACTTTCTAACTTTAAATCCTTGCTGCTCTAAAAAATATTTATAAATGTGTAATTGTGGACTTTCCATATAATGTTCTATAGCGTTGCTATATTTGAAATCAAATACATCTACTGTACCATCTTGGTTCTTAGTTATTAAATCCACTATTCCACGAAACCTATGAGTACTAATTAAATACTCTTGAGAATATATATTAATATCTAGTAAAAGCTCTTTAAGTTTTGGTATTAGATACTCGAATTTTATAATTTCATTTATGTGCAAATCAGTTAATACATAATAATTTGATTTATAAAATTCTAATGCTGCTTTTAAATCTTTTTCTGCTCCAGTATGAATTGTATTTCCACATATAAGAGCATTGTTGGCATCTTGATTTGGTATAGTTTTAAACTTGTCTACATATCGTAATTTATATTTATAAGGGCAACCTTTGAAACTTTCCACCCTTGAATGTGAATATTGCATTTAATCACCTCTTTTCAATATATGTTATATCCATTCTTAATAATTTTAACCATTCAATAACTCTCTCATATCCTTTTTAAATTCTTTAAAATCTTTAGGATATAATATATATCCAATACCTTTACTCTCTCGTATAAGTCTTATATTACGTTTCTGTAACTCACTAGCTCGTCCATTAGGTGCTTTTACTTCTATAGCTACGAATGTTCCTCCGACACAAGCTATAATATCTGGAATACCACTTTTACTATATGGACCACTCCAATTTTTATAAAACCATGTCTTTGGTAATTCACTTAAAAACTTCTTTATTTCATTTTCAAACTGTTTCTCCGCTGCTATTGTATTTCACCAACTTTCTTAAATTCATCTATGCAATTATTACATATGTTTAAATTTTCAATGTTATAGTATTCATCACTTTCATATATGTCATTTCCACAGATATTACAGATATCAACTATATGTGCTTTTGGGGCTTCATAACGATAGTCATAACAACAATCTGGTAAACTAACCATTTCTGTTCCTCCTAATTTTATTTTTCAAAATAATTCATCATACCTGGTGATAATTTAACATCTATCAATTCCAATAACTCTTCTTCATCTGGAATGAATTTTTTCATGCTTTTATTTTTCTTTAAATATCCTTGTTCTTCTAAATCATTTGTTATTCTAGAAACTAAATTCTCTATTAAACCACTTTCTCTTATTTGTTCTGTGAATATTCCATCTTCAATATAAGATATAATATTTATTTCTTCCTCTTTAGCTTCTTCAATTTGAAAATCTAATAAAGCATTTACTATATCACTACCCAAATTTTCTTCAATGATATTAAGCACGTCACCATAACTCATTATAGTTTCTGTTTCATTTTTTAACTTTTTATAGGTTATAACTTTAGACACTTATATTTCCTCCAATTCTTCAAATAGCTTGTCTGTAAAATCTTTTCTTTTCTTAAGTGTTTCAAATATTTGCTCTTCTATAGAGCCTTTGGTTATCAAATACCAATACATACAAGTTCGTGTTTGACCAATCCTGTGAGTACGTTTTTTGCTCTGCTCAAATAATTCACTTGCTAATGGTAAGCTGTAGTAAATAATTTTATTACTTAACTGTAAGTTAAGACCCATTGCTCCAGCTTGGTACTGAACTAGCGTTATGCTATTATCTTTGGTTTTATAGTTTTCCAAGTCCTTAGTTTGTCCATTTACTATAGATACTGGTTTTTCTAATCTAATACACAAGTCTTTAATTTGTTCCATTTCTTCTGTAAAGTTATAAAATATTATTACTCTATCTTCTGTACTTTTTAATAAATCTTTTAAGGAACTTAATTTATTAGGATTATATTGTGAAGCTAACTGTCTTAAATAAAGCATCTTAGTTAAACTTGTATCTCCAACCAACTCAGTATCATTTATAGTAATCAATCTATCTTTCTTAAACTTCTTATACTCTTTAGTATTCTCAATTAAAACTGATATTTCTACCTGCTCTGGTAAATCAAACACTTCCTCAGTTTTCATAAATATAGATCCATGGTCATGAAGTTTTTGTTTTAGCCTATCTACATTTTTATATCCAACTACTTTAGGTACTTTAAAACCTCCAACATCCATATTTATAAACTTTATATACTGTTGCCAATAAAGTTTTTTAGATATATTCCAACCTAATAACTTACATTGAGTGTGAAGTTCTTCGTAGCGACCAGAGCATGGGGTTCCAGAGAGTAATATTACATTTTCAAAATTCAATTTCATAATAAATTTTGTTCTTTTTGCAGTAGAATTTTTGATTAAACTACTTTCATCCAAAATTAGTGTAAAACCCTTTAAGTTTACCATTTCCGGTCTTCTCCATATAAGATCATAAGTTATTAATATAATCACTTTCCCATTAGGTATTGGAGTATCTTTTTTTCTATATATAATCAACTGATATTCAGAATAATTTGTTTCTAGGTGTTCCTTCCAAGTGCTAATTAATGACTTTTGGCACACTATAATATTTAACTCTGAGTTTAACTCTTTCATTTTCTCCGTTGAAACGAAGGTTTTTCCTAACCCCATTTCACTCAGTCTAAGTAGTAAGCTACCCTATTTAGCTCTTTAGTTTGTTCTAAAGCTTTTTTTTGATGGGGATACAATACTACTTTTGACATATGACATCACCTCCGTTATAATTAAGGATAAGTTTTATAATTAATTAGTCTCGATATGGTTTTTCTATGGACTCCATATTTAAGACCCAAAGCTTGTGTTCCAAACTTCCTACTTTTTGGAATATAAGCTTTTCTTATTTCTTCAACTTGTTCTGGTGTTAATTTAGCTTGAGGATTATTGTATCCTTTAAATGATGTTTTCTTTAAATTATTTTTTATAGCATGAATTTGATTTTCTTGATTATCACACCATTCTAAATTTTCAGCTCTGTTATCATCTTTAACATCATTAATATGATTCACTTGTGGTTTATCATATGGATTAGATATAAAAGCTTCTGCCACTAATCGGTGTACTTTGCAAGTCTTTTGTTTACCATTTACCGACAAAACACATCTTAAATATCTTTTTTTATCATGTTTACTTTTTAAGATTTTACTTTTCCAAACTCGCGTATATCTTTTATTAGTGAGTTTTCTTTCTAAACTTTTAACTTTTCCTAAATTACTAACTTGGTATAATTCTTCATAATCTTTAATATCTTTCCAAAGTTCTTGATGTGGATATAATTTAATTTTTATCACCTACCTTAAGCACATTTTATAAGTGCTTTATTACATCTTTCTGTTATAGCTAATAATTCTTCTAAGCTTGTACATTTGTTAAATCTAATTTTGTTAAATTTAATATCTGCTATTACCATATCTGATAATTCTTTTGTTAAAATAACACCTCTTTCTGCAAGTAATCTTTTAAGCATTTATACAACCTCCAAATATTGATTACCATTGCGGCACTAAAGAAATGTAATATTCTAAAATAGAAGTGAATAGAATATACTGCGGAGTGTTTTTATCTTTTTTAAGAAGTGCATGAGGGACTAACCCTCGGCTATCTCTTGTGCAATACTTTCTAATACTTCGATTACTCGTTTTAAGTTTTCTTCATTTTCCTCTTTTGAGATGTTCGGCTCTACTATAGTTACTTTAGCCATATAAACCACCTCTCCATATGTCTATTCATCTTTTGGATAAAATATTTCTGGGACAGTTTGTCCAAGAGCAGTTGCTATTTTATCCATAACATCTTTTGTTGGATTAGTTTTATACCCATTTTCTAAGTTATTAATATAACTCGGGGTTAACCCAGTTTCTTCTGCAATTCTATAAATACTTATTTTTCCTTTTTTTCTAATTTTTTTAATGTTATTCAA